AGCAATCTCACATTTCCATCAGGATCGTACAAAACTTCAGCTCAGCATACAACCTTAGGATGCCTAATATTTAATACAGTAAAAAGGAATATGGAGTCGAAGTATAAGAATATTGGTTTACAATTGCATGCACAAGTACTTGGTGATGATCAATTGGCATATGTAACATCTGTAAGTATTTCAGCAGATATGGAGGCTATAACGAATGAATGCTCTGAGTTAATTAATAATTTGCTTGCAAAATTTGGCTACATCACAGAATCAAACGTTGAATTAGGTTTTGGTGAATTTTTAAAACAAATTGGACTATTCGGAGCTAACAACGCATTGGGATCAAGATTAGCAGTGTTTTCATCTGAAACAGGAGAATCTTATAATTTAGGACCTTTTGAATGTGTTAAAAATACAGCAGCTTTATGTGATGAATTATCAGCGAGAGTGCCTATACCACAAGCAACAGTTGTAATTAAACGTGCGACAGCAATGGTGAAATCTTATATTCTAATTAACATATCTAATAACTTAGGAAAGTACAATCATAGGTCAGTAGATTTAACATTAAAACATCAGAAGTTAGGGACTACACAAATAATAAATAACATAGATAAAGTATTACGTGATCATATAGAATTAATTCATTGGAAAGATAAATTTGGAGACTATCGTATAATCAGAATATTAACAGGTTATTGGTATGGAATTCCAAATTTAGGTATCCCTCATTATGCTATGTACTACTCAAACGGCGAATATAAACCAGATGATAATTGGCTATCATTCTCAAGTCCAACATCTCTACGATCAATACTTTTACTATGTGAAAAAGATTTCACTGAATTAGATGAATTGAGAAGCAAAGCGCAATTATTTATCAACAAGAATGGTAGCCAAAAATATATAGAATCTATGCCTTCTGTAATACGACGAACTTTGTCAAAACAATTAAGAGTTTTAGGTGAAGAATATTTTAACAAGACGTTCATGTCAGATAAAAGTAAAATACCAATTCCAACTGGCAGTCGTTTATCACTGAGTAAATTAAGAACATATGGCATAATTGATGGATATGTATTTTCAAATATATTTAAGATACGATCAGAAGAGTATGAACCAGGAGCTGCATTTAAAGTGCTACAAAAAGTGGGAAATTCGTACCTTGACAAGCAAAAAAAGCGATCTTAGTAGACTTTCCTCACATCAGTTGTATATAAGGTATAATTACAAAATTAGTGATGAAATAGTATACTATAATAGAATTGGATCACGTTTACTTGCAGTTGTGAAAGATAAAGTCGTAAAAGCAAATCTTGATGAGAAGTATTTTGACAGTATAGCACCAAAACTAAATTACATACCTGAGGAACTATTAGATACAGTTGTATTCGGAGATTATAATGTAATCACAGAGAATGTATATAAGCAGAAAATTATACAATATTCAGTTTATGAGAATGGCTTTGGAAATTGCGTACCACCTTACTCTATTCAAGGATTATATATTGATATGTTTGGACTACCATACACAAGTGCAGTATCAACTGAAGTTATTAGAGATAATCTAAAGAGTTTAATACTAATAGATGGCGTCGCAGACACAATATTAAGAGCAATAGGGGATGTATATAGACGATTTGGAGCACAAGCAGTGGAATTAATTTATGACGCTGTAAATATAAACTTAAAATTAAGAGATAAATTAAATAAACTATTTTCAGAATATGGATACGAA